AAGGTGGGTAACGATCTTGTCCAAGACGATTACGGATACAAGATTCATCTGCTTTACAATCTGACGGGTACGCAAAGTGATGCCACTTTCAACACGATAGGTGATACTTTCTCCGGGGGAACATTCGAGTGGACGTTTTATGGAGTTCCGAATGTCTTTCCCGGGATCATTCCCTCAAGTCATTTTTCAATTGACTCTCTGAGACTGGACCCAACTCATCTCAGTAACCTTGAGAACTATATTTACGGATCTTCCAGTGCCGATCCGAGTATACCGGATCTGTCCACGCTGGTTGGCATTCTCGGCTCATGATCAAATTATATTCTTCGGGAAACTGGAACCATACCGAAGATTTTCTACGGAGGATGCAATCCAGAGCATATTTGATCGATCTCGAGAAGTATGCTGCGCAAGGAGTGTCAGCGTTACGTATTTCCACTCCGGACCGAGATGGAGACACGTCTCAGCTGTGGTCATATGAGATAATCAACAAACCTGGATATTTCTCCATCAAATGGCTGAACAGTGACACCGTTGAACCGGGTCATATTCCAGTGGCCGTTCTCATCCAATACGGACATGCCACAAGGAACGGTGGGTATGTTCAAGGCTTGGATTACATCAATCCGGCCATGCGTCCCATATTTGAACAGATTGCAGCCGACATGTGGAAGGAGGTGACCAGGTAATGGCGAGCATCGACGAACGTGTCGTTGCGATGAGCTTCGAGAACACGAAATTCGAAGCCAACGTAGCGACCAGCATGGAAACTCTGGGAAAGCTGGATTCAGCGATTGGCAATATTGGCAAAGTGAACGGACTTGCCAACATCGAAGCTTCTGCCAATAAGGTCACTCTTACCGGCCCGATGTCGGCGTTGGACAAGCTCCGGCAGAAGTTGGGATTGACCACTGCCGGGACCACCTTCACCGACATAGAGAAGGCTTCGGACAAGGTCAGCATGACCGAGCCGATGACTGCTCTGGACAAGCTGCAGCAGAAGCTCGGCGGTGTCAGTGCCGGGACCACCTTCACCGACATGGAGAAGTCGGCTGATGGGATCAATTTCAATGGGCTATACAGTGCCATTGACAGCATCGGCGGGCATATGTCCGCTATCAGCACTGCTGCCTCGGTCGCTATGGGCAATATTGCTGCGGTGGTTGCCCAGAAAGCCGGAGCGATTGCCAAGTCGTTCACTATTGATCCAGCGGTTGCAGGTTTTCATGACTATGAGACCCAGATCAATGCGATCCAGACGATTCTGGCCAATACCGGTCTTAAGGGCAAGAAAGGTATGGACCAGGTAAATTCCGCCCTTAAGGATCTGCAACATTACGCCAATCTCACGGTGTATAACTTTGCCGACATGGCAAGGAACATCGGTACTTTCACAGCCGCGGGAGTAAAGCTTGGACCAGCTACTCAGTCCATCAAGGGTATTGCCAACCTGGCAGCTCTGTCAGGCTCGAACTCGCAGCAAGCATCGACAGCGATGTATCAGCTTTCCCAAGCCATCGCGGCCGGGAAAGTAGGTCTTCAGGACTGGAACTCGGTTGTCAATGCTGGTATGGGTGGCGCTGTCTTTCAGAAAGCTCTGGCCAGAACGGCCGAAGCCATGGGCACTATTGACAAGAATGCAGCCAAGGTCAACAAGTCCACGGGTCAGCTGACCATCAATGGTAATTCATTCCGTCAATCCATCACAGCCAAACCTGGCGAGAAGTCGTGGCTGACTTCTGACGTTCTGGTCAAGACTTTGGGTCAGTTCACTGGCGATATGTCGAATGCTCAGCTTGCCGCCGAGGGATTCAATAAATCTCAGATCAAGGCAATCCAGGAGCAGGCCAAGACAGCGGTCAACGCGGCAACGCAGATCAAGACATTCTCACAGCTTACTCAGGCGCTCAAGGAAGAGGTTGGTACAGCTTGGGGCAACATATTCAAGACCATCTTTGGAAACATTGGTCAAGCGACCACGTTGTTCAGCAAATTGCATACGGTCTTGGAGAATGCATTTACTAGTCCGCTCAACAACTTCAACAAGATTCTTCAGGAATGGTCGAAGCTTGGCGGGCGTACAGATCTGATCAAGGGTCTCAAAGCGGCTTTCGGTGATCTCAAGGATGTTCTTGAACCAATCAAGAAAGCCTTCCAGGATATTTTCCCGCCGACTACAGCCAAAGATCTTCTCAGTACGACTGAGAATTTCAAGAACCTGATGGAGCGTCTCAAACCGGCTCCGGATACAATTGAACATCTCCGGAAGACGTTTGATGGAGTCTTCGCGGTTCTGCATATCGGCTGGACGATCATCAAAGACTTGGCCGAGATATTTGGAAAGCTTCTCGGAGCAGCCTCGGGTGTCGGTGGCGGATTTCTGGGGATCACTGCCAACATTGGCGATTTCCTGACCAAGGTGGATCATGCCATCTCCAAGGGCAACATATTCATAACGCTCTTCAAGGATCTAAAGCCGATTCTTGAAAGGCCATTGGACGCTATCAAGGCGATCGGTCAGGCGATCAAGGACCTGTTCTCCGGCAAGGACATAGGAGATGCTTCCTCGGGTATATCCAAGTCCGTAGGAGGCCTCTCAAAGGCTCTGGGGCCCCTTAGCGGAATCGTTACGGCCGCGCAGGGAGCTTGGCAGGGCTTTCTCGGCATATTGGGCAAGCTCAAGAAGGCTCTTTCTCCGTTGCTGGACAATATTGCGAATGCGATCGGTCATTTCGGAGACATGGTCGCAGACGACATCAAGCATGCCAACTATGACAAAGTCTTCTCAGCCATTCAGACAGGACTCATCGCCGGGATATTTCTTGCCATCAAGAAGGCTCTTGGCGGTGGAATCAACATTGATTTCGGTGGTGGAGTGCTGAAGTCGCTCAGTGGCACGTTCAAAGCACTGACGGGTAACCTGGAACAGATGCAGAAGAATATCCAGGCTCATACGCTTCTGACTATTGCTCTTGCGATCGGTGTCCTGGCGGCAGCAGTTGCCCTTCTAGCTACGATCGATCCGGCAAAGCTATCCAAGGCACTTACCGCCGTAGCTGTGGGTATGGGTGAACTCGTAGGGGCCATGGCCGTTCTGAGCAAAATCAAGGGTGGAACTGGCGGTCTGCTTACTACAGCTATAGGCCTGATTGCTTTGTCTACCGCTCTTTTCATCCTGGCCGGGGCAATGAAGATATTTGCCACCATGTCATGGGAAGAGATTGGAAAGGGCTTAGTCGGTGTTGCGGGAGGTTTGACTGCGGTTGCTGTCGGAACCAAAGCTATATCTTCGATAAAGCTGACTGCCACAGGTTTGGCATTGATACCGCTGGCCATTGGTCTGAACATCCTGGCCGGGGCAATGAAGATATTTGCCACTATGTCCTGGCAGGACATGGGTAAGGGATTGGTTGGGGTTGCCGGTGGTCTGACGGCTATCGCTGTGGCTATGAAACTCATGCCTACAACTCTTCCGATTCTCGGAGCTGGGCTTATTTTAGTCAGTGCCGGATTGGTTATTCTCGCCGGTGCGGTTTCGGCCTTCGGTCATATGAGTATTGCCACGTTGGCCAAGGGAGTTCTGGCTATTGGTGCTGCTCTGGTCATTATTGGCCTGGCTATGAACACATTCCCGCTGACCCTTCCTGTAACGGCAGCGGGCCTGGTTCTCGTTTCCGGAGCCTTGGTCGTGCTTGCTGGCGCAATTTCTCTCATGGGCCATATGTCGATGGCGACGCTCGGCAAGGGTCTGGTTACTATCGGTCTCGCTTTGGGTATATTGGCACTCGGCCTTTACGCCATGGAGGGCGCTCTACCTGGCGCAGCAGCTTTGACACTTGCGGCGGTGGGTATAGACCTTCTGGTACCAGCGTTGGCAGCAATAGGTTCTCTGCCTTGGAGTGTCATTCTCAAGGGTTTGGGCGCTATGGCACTCACCCTGGGCGTGCTTGCCGCGGTTGGCATTATCGTGGCGGTGCCATTGACAGCTCTGGGTGTAGCCATTCTTGCGCTGGGTATAGGTTTGGCCGCGGTGGGTGGAGCTGTATATTTGTTTGCCAAAGGCATTTCGTTGCTCTCCGATACCTCGGTCAAGGCTATGGCTGCCATCATAGCGGCTATCTCCTTGTTCATATCCGCTCTTCCCGGAATGATCATCAAGCTGTTCAAGGGATT